ATATGGGCCTCTATTGTTGACATAGATGCCTGTCCCGGTGAATATTCTTTAATTGTTAAAGTACCTTTTAAATCTTTAACATATTTATCTATTTTTTCTTTATGTAAATGAATAGTATTTACGGGTTGATTTACAAAATGAGCATCATATCTTTTACCTACATATCCTTCGGATAATTCTAAAGTATAATGTACAACATTTAATCCTAATTTTACAGCATGTGCTCCTAAAGCCACTAAACTCCAAGATTTACCACCTCCTGGAGATCCAAATATTAAACCAAAATCTCCTCCACCTAAACCACCCATTAATCTTTCATTTATTATAGCCCAAGGAGTGGGAATTACTTGACGATCTTCCTCCTTATAACGGGATTCCATGTCCTTTAAATATTCATGTCCTATATCCTTATCTTGTCCTGCTTTTAATGCATTATCAATTGTAAATCTAATATCATCAAACATTCCTCCGGCAAGTAAGTCTACAGATTTAAGTAATGCATCTTTTAATGATTGATTTTTGCAAAAACTAGAAAATTCACCTTCAACATATTCCTGATCATCATTTGTTAATTTATAAATTTCTTTTAATTGTTCTACAATAGCAGTTTTTAAAACTTCATTTTCTAATTTTTTAACTTCAATTTTTAAAAAATCTAAAGTAGGTGTATTATGAAATTTATCAAAATATTGTAGTGCTTCTCTTACAATCCATTTATGAGCTTCATTTTCAAAATAAGAAGGCATAATTACATCTCTAATGTTAAGAGTAAATTTCTTATTTTTAAGTAAAGAATGTAAAACTTTTACTTGAAAATGAGGACCATATTGTGAAAGAGATTTTAATGTCATAACCTTATTTATAGTTTTGAAGATAAGAAAAAACTTCTGCTAACCAAAATTCTGTGTTAGGGATTCCTCTACCTAATAAATCTTTTTCATACATCTGTAAAAATCTTTTTTTATTAAAATTATAAGGAGGAGAATCTATTAATTTATCTAATTCTTTTTTATCTTTATCTAATAATTCAATATTTTCCAAGGACATTAATTCATAATTAATTTCTAATTGACTTTTAAATAAATGAACATTACCATATATTCCATGTTCTTCTACTTTATCAGTTGCTTTTTGATACGCTTCTTGTAAAGTAAATCTTTTTTCACCGGTAATTTCAGGAAAATATTTCATTAATTTTTTTGGACCTAATCCCTTAACACCTGGTAGATTATCAGATTTATCACCCATTAAGCATTTCATTGTAATAAAATTGTAAGGGTGCATACCATATTGCTCATAAACATCATTTGGTTTATAAAATTTCTTTTTAATAGGTGAATATACAGTTATTCTATCATTTACTAATTGCAAAAAATCTTGATCAGCAGAATAAATTATAACATCATCTTTTAATTTTTGTGATAGATAAGCTATAGTATCATCTGCTTCTATTTTATCAATTATTGATATATTAACAGGTAATGATTTCAAGTAATCTAATAATCGTAGCATTTGTGTTGCTATTGAATCAGATTCTTCTTCTAGTGTTGAAAAAACTTTATAATTAGTTATTCTTTTTATTTCCCTATTAGCTTTATAATCGGCATAAGTATTTCTACGATTTGTAATATTACCCTGCCCATCAAAAACTAAGATAACTCTAGTTGGTCTAATTAGTTTAATAACATATCCTAATGATTTTAAAAAACCAACTAAACCACCAATATGATTTCCTTGTGGATTAATAGCAGGAATCATGGCAAATGAACGCAAAAATGTATTCATGGAATCAATTAAGAGCACCCTACTATTTAAATGTAGGGGCTCTAAATTGGACTCCTCATGCAAGTTGTTGAGTATATCTTTATAAAGTTGATTCATCTATTATTAATGGTTCACCACCTGGTACTTCATTTACCTTAGTTTCTACATTTTCAAAATCTTCAGCTTCGGATCCCTCTAAAACTATTTCAATTGGACCGTCACCTAATATAGCACCCCATTCTGATTGGTGAGCTTTTTTATAAGCATCTATATCTTTTTTAGTATCAGATATAAAACCGTGTGGAGTAACTATAATTTTTCCTGTAGTAGTAACACCATTAATATGATTTTTTTCAACAGCTGTTTTAACTTTTTTAGCCCATTCTACCTTTTTACCATCTTTAACTGCATTAACTTTTAAGTTACCTGAATTAGAGATGTTACCAAATGTTACTATTAACGTTGAATCAAAGAACATTGTGTTACCACCTTTATTTTTCATAGTTGGTGGTTGCATAGGTCCTATTGGTTTTTCAACCCAAATTTTATTAATAGCAACTAATGTATTAGTATAAGGACTAGATTCTTTTCTTGATAATAATATTTCTTGATTTATAAAATTACCAAATTGTGTAGACATTGCTCCAGCATTCCATTCATTATTATTTTTAGCTTTTTCAACTGACATTTGACATGGAACAGATCCTATAGAATCCCATAGGAATACTATATCCATAGGTAAATTACCTTTTTTCTGTTCATTCATTAAATCAGCCATAAAACCTGCTACAGCTTCTACTGTTGGTAGCTGTCCTCTATCTGCAAAAATAAAATTACCATCAACCCCAATAGTATTACCTTCATCATCTTTTTCAAGGTCTACTTCTAAGCCCATCATAATTGCATGTTCCCAAGACCATTTCATTTCAGTAACAATAAACACTGGTAACATTCCCATTTTTTGAGCATTAACAGCTACCTCTAGTAAAGCAGTAGTTTTTCCGGTATCAGAATGTCCACGTAGTAATGTGATATGGCCTTTAGGAACACCAGGTAATGATACCATTTCTTGCCAAGCTGGTGATAATGGAATCCATTCTTGTTCTTTAAAGGTATTATTAGATGATCCTAAACCTTTTGCTGCTTTAAATTTGTCAAGGGAGAACGTTCCCTTAACAGACTTGGAGATATCACCCCCAAGGCTTACTTTTTTTCTTGCCATTTAATTAATCTTTAAATAAATCGTCGAATTCGTCTTCGTTAAACGATTCTTTTTGTTTAACATTTAAAGTATAACCAGTATCTCCTTCTGTTGTTTCAGTAGTTGGAGTATCTGTAGTACTATCTTCTGGGTTTAGCCAATCCTGAAGTGCTGTTTTCATTTCATCATAAGAAAATCTCTTATAATATTTTAATAATTCAGGTTGTTCAGCTAACCATTTTTCAACTTCATCATTATTTTCAGATAAAACTGATTGTTTTGGTTTTACTCTAAGTGAAGTTTGTGGGTAAGGATTACCTTGAACTACTTCTACTGTCATGTCTAAACCAGAGACTACATCAGTAAAATCACCGTAATCTTCGTCTGCTGCATAACTTAATAATTCTTGGTATACTTGTTTTCCAAATTCCCAAAATCTAACACCTTTACTTTCTTCTCCTCTAACTACTACAGGAGCAAATACTCTCATTTTTGGTTCTAATTTCTTAGCTAACCTCCAATTTTCAGGTTCAGATGTTTTTCTTAGTTCTTTAGAAAATTCTACAATAGGATCTTTATCACCATAATTAATTGGTGAGATCATTGTTCTACTTCCTATTCCATAATGAAAGAAAACTTCAGTAAATGGGTTTTCTTTATTTTCCTTATAAGGGACAAATCTAATTTGTGATTTACCCATAGGTGCTTTCCAAAAATATTGGCTTCTATCAAATTTCTGGTTTTGTTGTTGTCCAGGTTTGGACTGTAATTGTTCTAACTTGCTTGAGATTAATTTTAAATCCATAATTATAACTTTTTTTATTTATAACGATTAATAATATAGTAACTTAATTTATGATATCCAAACTAAAATGTAAGGATCTCATGTATTTTTGTATCTAATTTTTTTAACTCTCCACCTGTAGTTAATAAGATACAATTTTTATAATCCTGCCAATTTACTCTATAATTAGTATCTAATTCACCACTATTTAAAGAGCGAATTAAATCATTAAGTGCATTGATAGTATATAAAGTATTGGATTCTTTTTTTCTGTGTAAAAGAATTGTATTATCTAGTATTTTACTAGACATATTAAAAGAATCAACATTATATGTGCAAACATATTCATTTGTAGATTCTATAAACAATACAAATATTTTATTAAATAATAT